TAAAGCAGGGCATANNTAAGGCCTATTATAAAAGCCCTCATATTTTTTTATGATTGCTAAACCTTTATCGCATATCTTCATTTTTTAAACGCTTGTGTGCCAAACCAAAATGAAACAACTGAAGCCCATATAATNTGTGTTTCGTCATCCCATAATAAATTCATAGCTATTTGGAAATCAACACCTGTGCGAATAGCATAAAAGAAACCAAATACTTCTACAAAAACTAACAAACTAAATAATCCATAAGTAATTACAGGCCTTACTAAAGCTCTAATATTTACTACCCATCTTGATGCGCCTTTAGATATTTCAATATCATGTTGATATAAAGCATTGCGCTCTTGCGCTTGTGCTTCTACTTGAGATTGTTCTAAATGTATTTCTTCTACTNTAGCTTGAGCAATAAATCCTCNNTCTGCCATTTGCANTTCTTTTTCTGTTTGAAGNTTTGACATNTCAATCTCATGCTTCTTATCAGAGCGATCCTGAAAAAAGTTAAGAATGTTTGGCAATCCGCCACTAAANAATGATAGTAAAGATGATATAAGGGTAAGCATGTTAATTTCCTATTGGGTTAGTCATTGATTTTTGTATAGCTTTCATTTGAGTATTTAAGCCATCTATTTGAGCTTTAACTTCAGAACGAACGCTTGATAATGAAGCTTCTACTTCTCTTTGTGATCCACGCGCAATAGCTGAAGTTTCACGAGCTAATGCAATTGCGTCTGATGCTTTTTCATTAATTCTAATGCTTGAATCTTGAATGGCTAATAAACGCTCTTGTTGAGCTTTCATTTGTATTTCTAATGCTTGCACTTTGCTTTCATCGTATGAATCAACGACTGAACGCATTTTGTTGAAAGTCGTAATTCCATAATAAATCGGCGTTCCTACGACTGCTATAAGCGTTGAACCTATCAGAAATACTTGTTTGAGTGATAAGCCCCATATAAATTCCTTGTTGAAGTCCATAATCATTTTCCTGTGTTAAATTATAAGAATCAACCATATTCGGTTGAGTTAAATTGTTTGGGCTTTGTAATAAAGCCAAACTTAAAACTATTCCTAATCCAGGAACAATCTCTACATCTTTCTTATCGTCTGATTTGGTATCTTCTTTTTTAGATTCACTTTTAACTTCGCTTGTAGTGCTATTTAATGCATTACTGAATGTCTGCACAATATCTGTCTGTGCAATTACAGATTCGGTTATCGTAGGCGTAACACTTGTGTTGAGTATTCCGCTCGGATTCACAGGGCTTATTACACTCACAGGGCTTGTTACATTGTCCTGATTGTCTAATGTCATCTTGCAAGTATTGGATGTTTCCGACCAGGATGTCCAAGTTGGCATACCATACGGATCGGAGCATTGGGAAATTCTTAATTCCGTTATCAATCCTTCGTAACCACTTGCGCATGATAAAGCCCTTGTTTCTGTTGTTGATACACAAGTTGGCGGATCAGCAACACAATTATTTGAACTATCTTGCCAAACCGACCAACTACTTGCGCTACAAGTATAATACCTAACCTGACTTAATGCACCTGAATAATTTATAGCGCATGATAAGGTTCTAGTTTCTGTAGCGTCTGTGCAAACAGGTTGAATATAAGGCGCACATATTGGATCATTAGGATAATATGGACACCAATATCCTGTAAGCGCAGTTGCGTCATCTATGTCATAGCATTGTAAATTTGTTATGTATCCATTTTGATCAGGAACATAAGTGCAATACCAGGCATAAGCATTACTGCTTATCAACAATAACAGGAAGCTTAAAGTCCGAACCATATAACTTATAGAATCTTTCAGGGTATCGTTTAAACCAAGCGCGTCTTGCAACATCGCCTAAAGCGCCACCGAATGGGCAAGGACTAGATGCCATTTCCATTGCTTCCCATATAGCTTCATCTTGACACATTAAGCTTACCGCACTAACTTTTAATCCTAAATTAGATAAAGTTTCAGCTTTAACTACTCTTGCACAATTTTCATCTTCAACTGTAAATCCACCGCTAATAGAAACAACACCTGTATTAGCTCCACCACTTACACCTGTTTTACAAATTTTGGGATTCATAGTAGAAATAGAAGGCGCAATAGCTGAAGGAACAGGCATGCCTTTCATATTTGTAGTAATATTAGTATCAGCCGCAAATACTTGGTCTGAAATAATTGCTAATAATCCGCCAATAACAAGCGCCAATATAAATGTTATAACTTTATTCATTAAAATTCCTTTATATCAAATTTATACATATCACAAATTCTTTTAGCCATTTTATTAAACTTTGCTTCATGCTGATCAAAATCATGGTGATTGCTTTTATACAATGCAACATGAATGCACTCGTGCATCATCGTTTGAAATATATGATCCCAAGTGTCGCACATCTTGTCTATCTCAATTCGCATTGGTTCTGTATGAAAATAGCCAAACACTTCATTAGTATTTATCACACTAAATGAAATTTTATGCGGCTGGGGCATAGGAAATTCATTAAAGGGCGGGAGCGATGCACATAGTTTATATATCTTACGCAAATTCTGTTTTGTCAGCAATTTGTTTGGCATAATCTGTGTCATTGTATTGAATTATCCCATTAGGTGAATAGTAAAGATAAATGCCCTTGTTTTCTTCTTGAGTTTTTAGCGTGTGATGGGGCGCACACAAACTTTGAAACAGATTACTTCTAAACTTATTTTGATTTTGCCTGTGAGGAAATACATGGTCAATATGAAGCGCTTGAACCACTTTACCCTCAATTAAACATGCCGAACATAATGGATTTTTACTTAACTGAATAACTCTTTGTTTTTTCCAAAAGGCGGTAGCATATAATTTACTATTTTCTTTGCCTTTTTCTGTTACGCCCCCACCATGATCAGAACAAAAAGTGGATCGGCTAGTTTTTTCATTCTTGCAACCTAATTCCCGACACTTGGTGTTAAGAGGTGCAGTTGGCATTAAATTACCTACTCATAAGATAAATGGCAATAATCATAATGATAACGCCAAGCAATAATTCTATCATAATTTACCTTAATTTAATTGTTTTGAAAATTCAAATAAATGCATGGGTAGTAATTTATTAAAAGGAACATAATGACATTTATAACCAGCTTGGCCGCCCAATTTTGATCCAAAATCTTTTAACGGAGCTTCATCCACTTGTTCATGCACCGCATAACCAATTAATATAGCTTTCATTCCCGCTTTAATTTCTTTAATTTCTTTTGGTATATCTAACAATATTTGCACATAAAATTTTGGCTTTCTTTTTTTAGCATAATCTTCTCTAACTAATAAATGTAAATTATCTTGATAAGGATGAGCGCTTGTTTTAATTTCTATTTCACCAAAAAAATCTACCTTTCCTTTTGTGTCGTAAAGATTATGAAGCTTCCAATCTTTTAAATACCATTTAGCAAATATTAATTCACCAATTAATCCCAAAACTGTATCGTAAGGCGAAGCTTTAGTTCTATTTACAGTTGTATGTTTAGAAGCTTTTATTGCCGCATCTAACATTTCCTGATCTATAAATGTATATGGTTTATTCATCCATGCTCCAACCTAGCTGGGCAAAATAACTTTCAATATTCTGTATGTAAAATGTAAATTCCTCGATTGTAAGATCACTCGTTGAACGAACATAAGGAACTTGAACTGCATTAATAGTTTTCTGTTCACATAAGAAAAGATGCCCACATAAAAGATGCACTTCCATAGGTAAATACCCAGTAAATTGACTAATGCTTTTATATAACTTACCCCACAAGAATTTATTAGCTTCAAGCGACCTTCCCTTGTCAGCCTTTTCTTTGATCGTAACTTGCGGTGTCTTGCCTTCTTTGATTAATTCTTCCAAATAAATCATCAATTGGGGCATGTTTTGACTGCTCACTATAAATTCTCTCTGCTTCATCTTTTAGCACCTTTGCGTTATCGTGTATTTTAATCATCTTGTTTGCATCCCATAATACAAATCTATCTGCGCCATCCGCAAGCATGTATCGTGATATATAAAAATTATTGCTTTCAATGCAATATTTACTAACTTTGCTCCATTTATTTTGCATGTATAGCTTCCTTTGCGAATTCAAGTGAGATTGATGGATAATTTTTTGGGTTAGCAATAATTCGATGCGCCCAAGCCCTCATATCTTTTAATTTCTTTTCCTCAATCATATTGTCCTGGACAAATCTATTTACATTTGCCGCGTAAACCGCATTCGCTTCTTTAGATAGTTTTGGCGCTTCTAGCCTGGCAAATTCAATTGGCTTTTCCCTGCACAATTGCAATATGTCAAAAATACTGGGAAAGAATTTACTGCTATCAATATGCTTATTAAATGCTTTAGTAACTATATTAAATTCAAACTTTTCAAGCTTATAAAACCAAACTCTTAATGTATCTTGATCCAATGGTTGTTTTTGATAAACTGATGCAAGCGTATCCATCATGGATTTAAAACTTATTTTATCGTTTAGTGTCATTAATAATCCTTTTATTTAGCCATCATATACAGGCCAACATTACCTAATGCGTAGCCAAAATAACAAACACTCATTCCATTGTTGCCAAGATAAAATTGTTCAATGCTGATATATGAGTAAATAAGTCCTGTAA